ACTTACTTCCGCCCAACAAGCTAGAGAAAACCTCAAAAGAAAAAATCCTAAATACAAAGCCTACCGAGAAAAGAAAGAATTAGCTCGTGCGGAGCGTGATGCTAAAATAGAAAAAATCAAGAACCTAGTAATCGCTGGTAAAGATCGAGAAGCCTATCGTGAGTTTGAAACATTACCTTTACTTACTCAAGCTACTGTGCTTGTCACTCCTGTGATAGGTGATGCTATTGCAGCTTACGAAGTAGGGGAGTTTGGCACTCGTGCCGAAGAACGATTTGCTCAAAACGATATCCTTGGTGGTTTAGGCAATAGAGCTCTTCAAACTATGGCAGGTTTATCACTTGTACCAGCTGTTGGTATTGTGGGTGATTTTGTAGGTAAAGGTTTGAAAGGCTTAGGTCGAGTCGCTAAGACAGATCCTGATATGCCAGCAGGTGGTGGTAGTTCTTATTCTGACATACCAAACGAATATGTGGGCACTAGACCTGTTGATATAGATTCTGATTATGGTTTAAAACCTGGAACGGGATTAATATCACCAAATAGATTAGCTTTATCTAAAATAGAAAAACCAATGAAGCTGGATTCTTTAGTAGCTCAACTACGAAAAGCAGCGCCAAACAAAGAAGGTGAACTTAGAATGCTGGGTTTACTTGATGAAAGTAATCAAATCACACCAGTGGCTAGAAAATATTTTGCAGGTCAGGAAAAAGTCAGTCCTGCAGCACTAGATCAGTATTTATCTTTAAAACAACGAACTTCTCTAAATGTTATGCGACCTGACTATGATGATATGGTGAATCCTGGGTATGAAGATATAGACACAGGTACTGAAGTGCAAAGAATTTATCAAGTAGAAGGCGTAAGTATGCCATCCAAACTTTACCCTAAAGCGTCAGGCAACAGACATTATAGAGACTTAGCGTTAGAAAATGATATAGCATTTGACACGACTGATGAAATTTCACCTGGTACTCTAAGGGTTGGTAGAATTCAATCTGACTATGATCCTTTTCTAAAACATTTAAGACAAATAAATGAAACGGACAACACTAAAGCTAAGGATATAGATCCTTTTAATTTGCCTGACAGAATATCAGATGTCGCAAGAATTACGGACGATAAAGAGGGTACAGAAAGATTAAAGAAACTTTTTAAAAATTATAACTTTACTGTAAGCGAACGAAATGATCTTGCAAACTCAAGGCTGTCAATTTTATATGGTGATAGGAATAGGCCTACTACTGATTATGTCACTGTGCCGAAACTTCTGCGAGCTGAAGAAGAAAAAATCAAACGCTTAGACGAAGAAATTTTAAAACTAAGAGGCGAGATAGGATCTGAGGTGAATTCTATAGAAGATTCATTAGGTATACGGGATGAGCTTGGTTTCGATATCGCTGCAGGCAACATAGATTTTGTCAGAACTTTAGCAATAGATAAATTACCTAGAGCGGCTAAGATAATTGCAGAGCGAGAAAAAAATTATGGTACTTTAGATTTTGATAAACTTTATACAGACGGCAGGGTGAGAACCAGACTAGATCCCCAATATTATCGTTTTGATAACGATCAGTTCGAGAGCAAAGATATAGAGCTAGATTTGATCTCTAGTATTGATCCTGTGAAAACTTTGCAGAAGCTAGACGAGATAAAAGTAAACCGCCAAGATGTTGATCTTGAATACGATGCAGTATTTAACGAAAAACGTCCGAAGCTTGATCCTTATGCGAGTGTAGGTGCAAAATCTACAAAGTCTTACGTTTTGCCTGTAAGGAATCTTATGAACGAAGCTTTGCAAAATGATGGTATAAATAATATCTTATTTGAAACTAAGGCGCCTTTAGAACGAGAGGGTGGCATAGAAAGTCCATTACTAAAAAAATATTACGATAATGTTGCTAAAGAAGCTGAGAAAGTTGTCAATGAGTTGGTGGGCAAAGATGAAGCAATCAGGTTCATTGATACTTCAGTCCCTGATGATATAACTATAGATATGTATAGCATGCGTAAATACATGGAAGAAAACAACATACCAAAAAAAATATCAGCATTTAAAAGTGGAGGACTAGCTAATATAGATTCGTTATTGAATAACTTATGACATTACAAAGCTTATCAGATGCCGAGCTTAGAGAGGCGCTGCTACTTAAAGAACGACTAGAGTTACTAAAAAAACAAGAAACCTGTCAAGAAGGTTTTATGGATTTTATAGAACACATTTGGCCTGAGTTCATCTGTGGTCGACATCATAAAATATTTGCTCAAAAGCTTGAGGATATTGCAACAGGCAAGATCAACCGTTTGATCGTCAACATGCCACCTAGACACACAAAGTCTGAGTTTGCTTCAACCTATTTTCCTGCTTGGGTAATGGGACGTTTTCCCAATAAAAAGATTATGCAAACCACACACACAGGCGAGCTGGCTGTCAGGTTTGGTCGTAAAGTCAGAAACTTGATGGATACTGAAGAGTACGCTGGTATCTTTCCTGGTGTGAATTTATCAGCTGACTCTAAATCTGCTGGCCGTTGGGAAACTAACAAAGGGGGCGAATACTTTGCTGCTGGTGTCGGCGGAGCTATTACTGGTCGTGGTGCGGACTTACTGATAATAGATGATCCACACTCTGAACAAGATGCGCTTAGTATGACAGCTATGGAAGGTGCTTGGGAATGGTACACTTCTGGACCTCGTCAACGTTTACAACCGAAAGGAGCAATAGTTTTAGTCATGACTCGTTGGAGTCAAATAGATTTGACACAAAGATTGCTTGATGCGCAGAAAGAACCGTTAGCTGACCAATGGGAAGTGATAGAGTTTCCTGCTATCTTTCCGGATAGTGAAAAACCTTTATGGCCCGAGTTTTGGCCTATAGACGAATTGCTCAAAGTCAAAGCCTCTTTGCCTGGTATCAAGTGGAACGCTCAATGGATGCAAACTCCTACCGCAGAAGAAGGTTCTATCATCAAGCGTGATTGGTGGAACGAATGGACACACGATAGTCTGCCTGCTGTTCAGTATATAATACAGTCTTATGATACGGCTTTTAGCAAAAAACAGACAGCGGACTTTAGTGCCATATCTACTTGGGGTGTGTTTAGGCCATCTGATGGTGCGCCCGATTCTATTATCCTACTTGACTGTCAAAAGGGTCGTTGGGATTTCCCAGACCTGAAAAGTAAAGCTATGGAAGAGTATAAGTATTGGGAACCTGATATGGTTTTAATAGAGGCTAAAGCTTCAGGAACCCCACTTACTCATGAGCTAAGAAGACAAGGCATACCTGTGGTGAATTATTCTCCCTCTCGTGGTCATGATAAACATTCTCGTATGCATGCCGTAGCTCCAATCTTTGAATCAGGTTTGGTTTGGGCACCAAAGAAACAATTTGCTGACGACATGATTGAAGAGTGTGCTTCTTTTCCTTTCTCTGCACATGATGACCTCTGTGATACAATGACTCAAGCTTTGATGCGTTTTCGTGAAGGTGGACTTGTATCTTTAAACTCAGACTATGAAGATGAAGACAAAGCACCAGTAAAGAGAGTATATTATTAGCATGTTGAATTTTTACATGACCGAATATGAAGTAGATGGCAAAATTAAAGATGGTCCC